ATGATTGCCGGTGCAACGCCTGGATATCTCGCAGAGGTTAGGGACGTGGGCAGCGGCAGTGTTGTGGCCAACGCCCGCCTGATCGCCGCCGCGCCTGACCTGCTGGCAGCGCTGGAAGAAACGCTGGAAAGCCTGCTGGCGCATCTGCGCCAGGCTCACCGCAACACGCCAGGGGAAACCTATCTAAACGAGCACCCGGCTGTGATTTCCGCCCGCGCCGCCATTGCCAGGGCAAAGAGCGAGACATGACCACCTTCACCATCAAGTCCTCACCGACCTACAGCCTCAACTGCACCGCTACGCCCAATCGGCTCGGCACGACGCTGACTTTCCATCAGGCGTTTCCGATGGCGCAGCATCCGCGCTGGCAGCAGGTCATGCAGGTCACCCTGGGACCGGACGGGTTGCGTGGATTATCGGAGAATCTCGCCGAACTCTGCGCCCAGGCGGCCATGGTTATCCCGACCGCAGAATTGAGAAAGCGGCGCCGGCGCCGTACCCCACCCTAACCACTCCCATCAGCCCGCCCTGACTTCATGTCTTGGCGGGCTTTTTCATTGGTGCGCCAGCAATATCGCCAGAAAGGCACCAAATCGGCCCGCTACGCGATTTTCCCGTCTCGCCTACCCTACCCCATCCCCCTGGTCAAGCTCGCCTCCAGGAACGGCCATCCTGCCGCCAGGTGATGGCCTGTCACCTCCTCACCCCTCTGCCAACCATCCCGACCCCAATCACAATTCGCACAGTACCGCCGCCCGTAACGGGAGCTACTCTTTCCGGACTAAGCCACTTGGGCATCCTGGCCATGGGTGCCGGTTTCCGGTACTCGAGCCGCTTCTTGATCCGGTACTTCTTCGCCACCCATTCGACTTCGTGCTGCTCGATCCTGCCGAGACAGTAGAGCCGCCGCAGCGCGTAGCTGACCGGCTGCCATGGCAGTCCAAGCTGTCGGGCGATGGTGAGGGCGCCCTGCCACTCGCTGGTGGCAAGGGCCGCGAGGACGCGGGCGTCAAGCTGGTTCCTGGCATGGCGGTTAAGGGGCATCGGCCATTCCCGCATGCCCGGTCCCCGCATGCCGAATTCCCACATACTCGGCAATCGCCCTGATGGCTTCGTCCGCCCCAAATGCGACGACGGCGCGATATCCGCGCCGCCTCATCCTCTCCAGCCAGTCGGCCTGCTCTTTGCTGACCCGGCCATCTTTCTTCCCCCTCTCGTCCAATCCCTTCATCTCGACCCACAGTCCTCCATACGTCTCTCCCTGGTCATCCATCGCCATGACCGGCAGAAAGAGGTCGCTAACTCCTGGCAACACGCCCATGGCCTTCAACCTGGCCGCTTCCGACTTTGACCGCAATCCCCCATTGGGAATGTGGATAATCAACTCAAGTCCATAAGCCTCCAATCCAGATTCCCTACGTTTCCAGTCGGTTATTCGGCACCATTCGACGACTTTCATTTGCTCGGCGGATTCACTCATTTGCAAAATCATTAACTATGTTGAACACCTTGTCGGCGATGTCTGGGTTGTTCTGTTTTAGCAGCCAAAAATCGCCTCCCTTCACAAACCTGCCCATTGACCTTGAATATGAAATCCAATAGTTCCCCTTGATCTGGCGCGGATTGATCGTTACCAACTTGAACCCGAAGAATTCCTCTGTCGTGTATCTCGGGATGTTGTAAAGAACGAACCCATCCACTTCTGCGATTGGCATCCCTCCATCCGGCTTATTCCCTGAAAATTTCCTCTTTCCCATCCTTGTCTCCTCATGCCTGACACTCGAATCGCTCGGATGCTTGGAGCGAAAAGAGCGAAATGGGGGAGCACCCTCTTTAATAGGGGGTGCTACCCTCCGGGCACCCTCCCCAATTTCGCTCCTTTTTTCGCTCCGATAAGCATCTGTTCGCGCTCTTTCGCGCTCTTTCGCGCTCTTTCGCGCCTCATTTCGCTCCCCCCTCGCTAGGAGCGATTTCGAGCGATTCGCGCTCTTTCGCGCTCTTTCGGTCGTCTGTTTCGATCTCGTACATCAACCGGACATTGCCTCCCGGGGTGATGGCGACCTTCTTTTTTGCCTCCAGGGAGGTCTTGACCTCTCTGAATCTGTCCTTGTTAAGGTCGTGGTTTTTGCACACCTCGCGCCAGTCATCGACAGAGACGATGTTGTCCATCCCCTCGCGACTCCGAGCGAAAACGAGCGATTCGAGCGCCTTCAGTGCCCTCACTTCGTTCTTGCCAAGGTGCTCCCTCTTCTCCTTGAGCTGGTTGATCACGCCGCTGATGTTGACTGTTTCAAGGCAAGCGCCGACGATTTCACTGCCGTCCCGACCATGGATTCCGAGGCCGACCTGCTTGATCGCGAAGGTCTTCTCAGGTGGTATTTCCCCGTCCTTCATCTTCTTGTTGGTCAGGCGGATCATGTGTGTGGCGTCGTCCATTTCGACCATGTACTCTTGATCAAGGGCACCCCTCAAGACGGTCGACCCACGAGCCTGACCAGGGCTTGCCTTGCCGCTGTGATGAACGAGCATGACGTGGGCCTTGTAGGGAATCCGAAGCAGGGCGTCGATATGCTCGACGAACCTGGCCATGTCGGGAGTGCTGTTCTCGTCGCCGCCCATGTTTCTGGCCACGGTATCGATGACGATCAGGGTCGGGGTGACGTTGTACTCTTCGCAGATGTCGCGAACGGAGTCTGCAACCTCGTGCGCCGATGCAATGTCGAAAAGCTGACATGACCGGGTGCTCTTGAAGAAAGGAACTCCAGTCAGATCGACGCCATGCTCCAGAGCCCATGCCCGGGTTCTCCGAGCGAAACCACTGTGGCCCTCACCTGCGATGTAGATCACTGCGCCCTGCTTTGTGCAATGGCCGTGCCAGGCCAGTCCTGTTGCAACGCACAAAGCCATATCGATGACAACGAATGACTTTCCCTTGCCTGGCTCTCCGAACACCATGCCAAGGGCGTCAGCCTCAAGATGCTTGTCGACGACGTACTCCGTTTCCTTGATCTCGACGGTATCGAGTCTCACCAGCTCGAACCGACGCTTCACTGAAGAAACCTCGACGCCAAGCCTGCGCCTGACTTCCTCTATGCCCATGGCCACATGGATGTCGTTCCAGTCGGTTGGCTTGCCAGAGATTCCAGAGACGTCAGGAACAATGACCTGACCCCCTACCTCTGCTGCTGCTGCCTGTGCGAACTCCACCCCTGGGTTCTTCCCGTCCTCATGCCAACAGTCGTTGTCGGCCGCGATGATGACCCGGCTGGTGGGGTTTAATGACCGAGCATATTGGGCTGTTCGCTTCAGGTTCCCGGTGTCGAACCCGACATACACGGTTGCTCCCGTTGCCTCACTGATCGACGCTCCAGTAGCCCACCCCTCGCAAACAAATACGCTGGCCGTTGATCCAGGTATCTCGTAAATTCCCTTTGGCGCCCCATACCAGTTCTTCTTTTCGCCGTCCGGGTAGATGCGCTGCAACGAGCATATTTCGCCGGCCTCGTTCCGCATCGGGATCAGTAGTTCCCCATCCCCGTTGATCTTGACCCCGGCTGTTGGCTTGATGCACTTCCTGACGACGTACTGGTGGTCTGCTGGCGCATCCTTCGAATGCTCCAGAATGTCCTGTGCCCGCTCTGCGGCATCCTCTGCCTTGCGCTGTCGCTCCTCCTCACGGAGCTTCTTGGCCTTGTCCATGCGCAGCCGGTTCTCGATCTGCTCGGCCGGCGATAGTGTTGACAGTTCCCTGGCGCACCAACTATGAGTAACTCCGGTTTCGTAATCTCCGAAGGAACCGGCCGGAGTTCCGTCACAGAAATAGACGTACCACCCGTTCTTCTTTTTCGGCTTTGAGGCGGTGGGAACGCGGACAATTTTCCCGCTGAAGTCGATTCCGCTCTTGATGACCAGGCCAGCCTCGATCATCGCCTTCTCGAACTCCATGGCAGAGTTGAACGACGACACGTCCTTCGTCGACATGGCCACGAAGCCGCCCTTGAAAATTGAGGTCAGGTCGGTGGATGCCATCACGCTGCTGCTCCACATTCACCGAACTCGAAGCGAGCAGATCTTGCTGCTTGAATTGCCATGCCAACCTTGGCAATATCTAGGTCTCCATCCATGCAGCAATCTACGGCCGCAGAATAGACAAGGCTTCCGATCGGTCCAGAAAGAAAATCCCTGTCACGTTTCTTAATAAGAGAAGTAACGAACTCAAATGCCTCCTGCGCCTCTTTCGACATAGGCAACAGTGGTGGAATGGCATTTATTCTTACTACGGGTAACTCTCCAGGAACACCGCAAAAGAAATACCCATTACTCATCGTTGAGCTGCACACAGCCTGCAACTTTCTAACTTCTTCAGCATTCGGTGCTGCAGGTTTTACTTCTATCCAATATCCTGCGTTTGGATGTTGAATTCTTGATTCATGGTCTTCCCGCATGTGTACGTAAAAGTCAGGCAGGTATGGGGTTTCGTCATCCACCATGAACCCCTCCGGCTCGTACTGCCACTTAATCCCTAGCGCATCGAAAAACACCGCCCACCTAGCCTCAAGGCGACTGCGAAATCGATACCCCTTGTACTTTGTCTCGATCGCTTTCATCACACCGCCCTCCCCGTCAGCATTTCCCGCAGAATCTTGTTCTCCGCCGCCAGTCGGTCCTTCTCGGCCTTCTCGACCAGCAGCCGGCGTTCCATTTCCGTGAGCATTGGGGTCAGTTCATAACCGCGACGGTACGAGAGCCAAAACAACGGCACTTCGTTGCCGCAAACGTCCATCAGCTTTTCGAGCCTTTCCTGGGGGAAATGTGCCTGCCCGACCTTGACCCTTGACCAGTGGGCCGGGTCGATGCCGAGCGACTTGCAAACCTCCTTGTCCTCAAGCCCGGACAACTGCTGGCAGAGCATCAGCGCCCCGGTGAATGAGGATTGGCGGGCGATCAAGGCGGCATCAACCGCTTGCATCTGCACCTTCAAGTTCAGTTCTGGCTGGTCCATAGTCATCGTCCGTCAATGCACTTGACGCCAGTTGACGGTCAGGCGCGGGTAAAAAGAAACGGCCGGCAAAGTCTGCCGGCCTGCAGGTGCTACTAGGAGCACCATGAAATGTCGGGATACCGGAAACCATTTGTCTCTCCACACAATCCGTTCACTTGCAATTGCACTCTCGGTTGGCCGAATCTGTTCTCAGTTTTCCTGCCGTAAGCACTTGCAGTTGGTACTGGCGAAGTTCAGGAACGTACTCACCCCAGTGATAGATGGCGGTACGGTCAATGTGCAGAGCGTCAGCCAGTGCTTCTCGGCTGCCAAAGTGATCAATGGCGTCCTTGGTTTTCATGGGCGCATTATGAGCCTGCTCACAGTTTCCTGCAAGTCTTATGCTCGCGCTCATTTTTTTCTTGACTTAATTTGTGAGTTGGCTCATAGTCCCTCTCCATGCAGCACCGCCAGCAACCGAAAGGCCGAGTGGCGCAGGGGGAGAGTTTCCAGAGTGATCCCAGTACCCCGCCAGCTTCAAGACGCACCGCCCGCAGTAGCACTAGCTCAGAGAGCGCCGCGAACCGGGAAAGGGCGGGCAACACCACTCGCCTCCCTATTGGACGCGAGGCCGCGCAGGGTCATCTGCGACGAGAACGGAGGGCGAAATGCAACTACTTGCGAGCGACAGCAACACGGTCGCATTGCGGGCCTACGAAGACCGTATGGACCGCGCCTCACGGCAGGAGGACAGCATCCTGCGCGAGGCAAGGAACCGGATGCAGGACCAGGAATGGATGACCGATTGCGTCATCGATTTGGCGGATTCGAACGAGGAATTCCACAACCTCGTGGCCCGCATCCTGATCAGTCGGCAGCGGGCCGAATACACCGACACCTACAAGCTCTTGAGCCAGCTTTTGCTGGATGCCGAAGAGCAGATGGTGGCCTCAGTCCGAGGGGAGTACGAAGATGAATAGCAGCGTACCGGTCAGCTATAAGGACATGCCATTGGCCGCGCTTGCCGAGATTCGCAGCGATGCCAAGGTTCAGGAGGACATGGCGGTGGCGTACCGCCGTGACATTGACAAGGAGATTGCGTTGCGGCTCAAGGACTGCGACGAGGGAACCGTGTCATCGACCGATGGCGACTTCAAGGTCAGCGTCACTTACAAGGTATCACGCAGCGTCGATACCGCCCTGCTCCAGGAGCATTGGGAGCAAATCGGCGACAACGCCAGGAACGCATTCAAGTGGAGTGCTGAGTTGAACACGAAGCACTTTCGCGCACTTCAGGAACTGAACGCGCCTGACCTGGCAACGGTTCAGGGCTTCATTACTACAAAGCCGGCGTCACCGAGCGTGACTGTCGAGAGAATTGGAGGATAGGGATGGCTATCAGGCTGACCACAACCAAGGAATCCGCCCGCATGTCGGGCCTCAAGATCGGCGTTGCCGGCTTGGCAGGCGCCGGCAAGACCAAGCTCTGCGCAACCACGGGGGCACCTACCGTCATCATCAGTGCCGAGGCTGGCCTGCTGTCCCTTCGCGATGTCGATATCCCGGTCATCGAAGTGGCTTCGATTGCCGACGTGCATGAGGCATACAAGTTCCTGTCCGAGTCAGCGGACGCCAAGCATTTCGAGTGGGTTTGCCTTGACTCCATCTCGGAGATTGCCGAGCAGGTGCTCTCCTATGAGAAGAAGGTCAACAAGGATGCCCGCGCCGCCTATGGCGAACTGAGTGTCCAGATGATTGACTTGATCAAGGCGTTCCGCGACCTGCAAGGCAAGAACGTCTACATGTCGGCCAAGATGGAGCGCACGAAGGATGAGATTACTGGCGGCATGCTCTACGGCCCGTCAATGCCGGGAGCCAAGCTAGGCCAGGCGATTCCGTACCTGTTCGACGAGTTCTTTGTCCTTCGCGTCGAGAAAGACCCTGACGGGAATCCGACTCGGGCGCTTCAGACTGGCCCGGACTACCAGTACCAGGCCAAGGACCGCTCCGGCGCACTCGACCTCTTCGAGCCGCCGAACCTCGGCGACATCGCCAAGAAGATTCTGGCCTCGTGATCCTAATGCGCGGCAAACCCCGCCATTCATGGCGGGGAAGGATAGCGCCGACTGCGCAGCAGTCGCAATGCAGCACTGTCTTGACGTGTTATATTTAAGGCGTTACACTATGCAACATGAGCACAATCCAGCGAGCCTACAAGTTCAGGTTCTACCCGACGCCGGAGCAAGCCGATCAGCTTGCCAAGACGTTCGGGTGCGCTCGTTTTGTGTACAACCACTTTCTTCGTGTTCGGGCGGATGGGTTCTTCAAGGACAAAGCGCGCATCGGGTACAACGAAACAGCCCGGCGCCTAACGATCCTGAAGCAGCAGCCGGAAACGGTGTGGCTCAACGAAGTATCGAACGTTGTTCTCCAGCAGGCGCTGCGCAATCTCGATACGGCGTACCAGAACTTCTTTCAGAAGCGCGCGAAGTATCCTGGCTTCAAATCAAAACACGGCACGCAGTCAGCCAGATACACAACGAGCGGATTCCGCATGAAACCGGATGGTTTGTGGCTGGCGAAGATGACCGCCCCGCTGGATATGAAGTGGTCGCGCAAGATCAAGGGCGAAGTGTCTTCTGTGGCGATCAGCAAGGATTCAGCGGGTCGCTACTTCGCATCCTTGCTCTCGACCGAAGAAGTCGAATTGCTCCCGGTGAATCAGCAGAAGATCGGAATCGACCTTGGCCTGAAGGACGCGCTGATTACCAGCGACGGCCAGACGGTTCCGAATCCGAAGTTTTATCGCAACACCGAAACAAAACTGGCGCGTGCGCAACGCTCGCTCAGTCGCAAGCAGAAAGGCTCCAAGAACCGGGCGAAGGCTCGGAACAAGGTGGCCCGCCTGCATGCGCAGATCGCGGACAGTCGCAAGGACTGGTCGCACAAACTCACCACGCAACTGATACACGAAAACCAAGTCATCAGCGCCGAGAGTTTGGCAGTCAAGAACATGGTCAAGAATCACTGTTTGGCGAAGGCCATCCACGATGTGGGCTGGTCGGAGCTTGTTCGCCAGTTGGAGTACAAGGCGCGCTGGTACGGACGGACGTTTGTGCAGATAGACCGCTTTTACCCGAGCAGCAAGCGCTGTTCCTGCTGCGGGCACATCCTGTCGTCACTGGCGCTATCGGCGCGCACATGGGCGTGCCCGGAGTGCAGTACGGAACACGACCGAGACATCAATGCCGCCATCAACATACGCGATGCGGGGATGGCCATATTGGCCGGCGCGGAGTTGTTGCGGCAGCACGAGAAAAGTACCGCTGGACTAGCGGAATCTTAAAGCCTGCGGAGTTTGTGTCAGCCTCCAGCGGGAAACCAAGGAGCAACGAACGATGAAACAGGAACTGGCACCGCGAGGTGTTGGAATCCCTGGCCTTCAGGCCGGGGAGGATGTCAACTAGCCAGTCCCAATAGACCACCATCAACAGCACCACCATCAATAGGAGAAACACAGCATGGCATCGTTCCAATTCAACGCGGCAAACGTCGCTCCGCAGCAGTCATTCACGCCGATTCC